TATCAAGACCTAACTGAAACTTCAGATAATGAGCGACGCATCACTAGGGAACTCTAACATTCCCAAACTCTTTCATATCTCAAAGACAGTGGAGAAATCCATTAAAGATGTCTATGATGGTATGGAGGGACGGAGAAGAGTTTACCCCACATCGTGGCCCAGACTAAACAGAAATCTTATGGGAGGCCTACAGCCCGGGAAGATGTATGTCATCGCTGGACGTCCTGGTGTAGGTAAATCAGCATTTTCAAACCAATTAATATTCGATATACTAGATGTAAACAAAGAAAAAAGCAACGATCTTATCGTTATCTACTGGAGCTTCGAGATGCCCGGCGAGCAGCAAATACTGCGTGCTGGCTCAAAAGACACCAAGCTTCAGACCTTCGACCTGTTGTCGGTTGAGACAAGACTCACAGACGAGAGGTACGAACAGTACAAGCAAGCCGTACAGAAGTACAAGGATTATCCTATGTATTTCTGCAGTATCCCCCAAGACATGACCATAATCAAGAAAGTCAATGAGCAGATGTTCATGCGACATCCCTCTAAGACGGTCATCAATTTGATTGACCACTCTCGACTGGTACTGGGGAGGGAGGATACAGAGTTACAGAAACTAAACACAGTTTCTAAATCATGTATGTGGATGCAAGCCAAGATGTCATCCATCACTATTCTACTATCACAACTGAATCGTAACATCGAACAGGAGTACCGAGCCAAACAGCAATACCAACCTTTGCTAACCGACCTCTTCGGAGGTGACTCTATTGGCCAGGATTCTCATGTTGTCATGATGTTACAACGACCCCATGATTTGTATGGGATCACTGATTCATATTGTGGACAAGACCCTGTTGGGTTACTCGCTTGTCACGTGGAGAAGAATCGTGATGGTCTACTTGGTATGATCCCGTTTCAAACAGATTTATCAACATTTACAATTAATGAGCGAAGCAAAGATTAATCTTCCTACCAGCAAAATCAAGGCTGCTAGGAAGTCCCCCAAGAACTTCGTTCTGTATGGTCAACCAAAGGTAGGTAAGACATCAGCTCTAGCACAGCTAGACAATTGTCTTATCCTAGACTTGGAGGACGGTACAGATATGCTCGACGCCCTGAAAATCAAGGCGAAGAACTTGAAGCATCTTGGTGAGATTGGGAGAGAAATACTCAACCAAGGCAAACCGTACAAGTACATTGCCGTTGACACTGTTACTCAGCTTGAGGTGTGGTGCGAACCACTAGCCAAGCAGATGTATCAGAACACACCGATGGGTAAGAACTTTGACAAGGACAACAAGGGCCTGTCTGTTCTTACACTCCCTAACGGTGCAGGCTACATGTACTTGCGCATGGCATTCAAGCTGTGGGTTGAAAGACTTAACACTCTTGCTGACCATGTTATCCTTGTGGGTCACCTCAAGGAAGCCAAGATTGAGAAGAAAGGTAAAGAGGTCGCCTACAAAGACCTCGACTTGACAGGTAAGATTCGCAACATTACCTGTGCAAATGCTGATGCTATCGGCTATGTGTTCCGTGAGAACGATACTACAATGATTAGTTTCGATTCACTCGGTGACATCCAGGCTGGTAGCCGTTGCGATCACCTTAAAGGGCAAACGTTCCCCCTTGAATGGGACAAAATCTTCATTGACTAACTCAAACATTATGATTGAAGCAAACCAACAAACGGAGCCAACCGTAGAAAAGCAAGAGACCACTGGCAAAGACAAAGTTATCACTGTCTCACAAATCATCATGGATTTGGATAGTGGTCTGGGCCGTCCGCAAATCAAAGAAAAGTACAGCCTCACTGCTGCAGAGCTCAAGCATCTGTTTCAGGTACCAGCTCTTAAGAAGCGTCGTCCAAAGCGCGCACTCAATAAGATCAACTTCACCTTGGTTGATGATGTGGGTGAGCAGCAAGATGACACTCAACTTAGAGTGGATACTGAGGCACAGAAGGCCGAGGACAACACGTCTGAGAACGACAACGAACAGTTTGACACCTTTGAAATCATTGACTAATGGCTATTAATTCAAACAACTCCAACGAAGAGGTAGCAGGAGGCAGTGGTATTCCCCTGTATGTCGGTATTGCACCTATGAAAGTGGTGGCAGTCAATCCTACGTTGGATGAGCTGCAAGCTATTGGTGTAAACATGAAGAGTGAGCCTCAGTACACTGATGTCTCTATCGGAGGCGACCAGTACAACAAGCTTACATTTTGGTTGCAGTGCATAGAACCTGAGTTTACTACACGTTTCGATGTGTTGGTTAAACCAGAGCATCGTGTTGCTAAATCTGGTAAGTTGCAGTGGTGCAACTCTGTCGGCCAGTTTGCTTTTGCAGACAGCAAAGCCTCCGAAGCATATGAGTGGTTCAAAGATACTGGTGTAAGACAAGCTTATGTCGGTGAGGAGACGCTCATGGATTTCATCAAGGCCTATGCTAACGTGGCCAACGGTGATGAGTGTGCGTTCGAGACCATCGATCGTATCATGGCAGGTGACGTGGCCGAGATTAAACAGCTTGTTAATGCACTGTCTGATAACCGTGTCAGAGTTTTACTCGGTGTCAAAGACGGTAAGTATCAGCAGGTGTACACCAAGCACTTCGGTAGACTCAAGCCGTTCCGTAAGGATCTGTTTGTCAAGCAGCTTAACGATGACTATGGCGCATTCAACGCTGAGTACAACTCTACTCTCGAACTCGAGAAGTACGTACCCGGTCTGATCGCACCCGATCCAGAACCCGCAGCTGCTGAAGCAGTTGAGAGCGACTGGTAATCTATGTTTTAAAGGTAAGGGAGGGGGCCTTAGTGCCCCCTTCTTTATTTTTACAAGTCATGATTAAACACCGTAACAGCGATGACCACCTACACAGTGATGTAATACTTAGCAAGATATCGGAGTACGATATTTTTAAGCACTATTGCTCTAACTTCAAAGAGCCTGGTGTCAAATTTTGCAGTGATCTCCGGGAAGACAACAAGCCCGGTGTCAGTATTGTAGATTGGAAGGGTACTTTGTTGTACAAAGACTTTGCATTTGAAGAGCACACGTTCAACTGCTTCGGATATGTAATGCACAAGTACAGCCTTGACTTTGTAGGTGCTTTGCAGATTATCTCTCGTGACTTTGGGTTAGGACTAACTGCAACAGATATAGTTCCTACTGCCAGAAAGTACAAGTATGAGAAAACACCACTCAAACGTGCAGTAATCCGCATTAAATCAAGACATTGGTCTAGTGCAGATGCAGATTATTGGAAGAAGTTTTGCATTCCAAAGAATTTATTGGTTAGATTTGACATCTACCCGATAGAATATTTTTGGATTAATGAAACACGTTTTCACCCGCTTAGTGTCAGCTATGCTTTCCGCTTTGACAGTGGTTATAAGATTTATAGTCCGCTTGAAACAGAAAATAAATGGTATTCTAACGTCAGTAAAAACGTGGTACAAGGGTATTCTCAGCTGGCTGGGTCAGGTGAAGTTGTATATCTCACAAGTTCCCTCAAGGATGTCATGTGCTTGGAAGTGCTTGGCTACTCCGCCATTGCATTACAATCCGAAATGCAAATGCCCAGCCAAACGCTCATCCAGGAGCTCAAACAAAGGTTCAAAGAAGTAATCGTCTTGTACGATAACGACTTTGAGTCAGAGCAGAATCCTGGGCAGGCAATGGCAACTAAGATTTGCAGTGAGTTCAACCTTGCTAATGTATGTATTCCTGATGTTTACAGGAGTAAGGACATCTCTGACTTGATTAAGAACCACAGTATTACTGTAGCTAAACAACTAATCGATAAAGAGAAATGGACAAGCAGAAACGAATCGACGAGATCCTACACAAGTGTACCCTTTTAATGGCTAACGTAGGGACTAAGACTCCTTTAGATGTAGGATCCCATAGTAAAGCAAAACAACTAGAACGAGAGTGGCTTCAAGAAATAAAAGACATCGATCCAGAACAGTACAAAATGCTGGTACCCGATCTACAAGAGTGAGAAACGCGAGGAAGAAACAAGTTGATGGGATAAACTTCCGCAGCTTATTAGAAGCCTTTTGTTATCAGAAGCTCAAAGAGAACGGTATCAGATCAGAGTACGAGACTCAGAAGTTTGTCCTTTTTGAAGGCATGCATTATGATAACAGTCGTTACGAAGACAACGGCAAGACTGGATACAAGGATAAGAAAACTCACAAGGTGCGTGATATTACGTACACTCCTGACTTTGTTGACCCCAACGGGAAATGGATTATAGAGTGTAAGGGTTATGCAAACGAGAGGTTTCCTTTGAAATGGAAGATGTTCTTGAAACTGCTAAACGAGAAAGGTGATCCACCTGTCTTGTTTGTACCCCGTAATCAGAAACAAATTCTGGAAACGGTGGAGATGATATTAGAACTAACGGCCCCTACTAAATAGGGGTCGTTTTTATTTACAGCAACATGGAATTTAAAATAAGGGAGATGTACTCCCCGAAACCTGGTGACCTTATTGGGGTAGCATATGGAGGGGCCGGAAATATCTGGCCTTCTGTATTTATAAGCTCAAGACATAGCGGAGAGCACTTTGTTATTACCCACTATTGTCTTGGGTGGGGACATAAAAACCTACCCCCAACAATTACTTCTAAGTGGATTTATAAAAACTCTGACAGGATTTATGGAGAAAGAGTTGTTGAACGTGTCATTTGCGCAGACCCAAAGTGTCTGAGAGAAGAAGAAAGTAAAGTGTATAACAGATTAAAATCAGTACTACAAAATGAGTATCAAGACCATTGGGCAGTCCACCCAATCTAACACACGTGGCTTGGAGAAGATCATCAACAAAGGCGCAGAGCGTTTGGTGATTGATGTCCTACAGTCCACTCAGTACTCTACCCCAATCCCTTCAACCATACGTGAGCTGGTAACAAATGCCTGCGATTCACAACGAGAGAAGGAAATTGCAATAGAGATATTACAGGGCAAAGCACAGGTATCAGATTATTTTATTACCCGGCAAGGAGCTGAGTACGAAGACTCAAACTTCGATCCTAGCTACTACGATATCATGCATCTTGACTTAGATCAACATAGAGTCAAGGTGGTGTACATCGAAAATGACGAAGGCACTGGTTATTGTGACACAGTAGAAATTGTTGACCATGGCGTAGGTATCGGTGGCCGCAGACTAGAAGGTATGCTCGAGCTCGGTTACTCCACCAAACGTAACACCGCAGAAAACTTCGGTGCATTCGGTTTGGGTAGCAAGATCGCTCTGTCTACTGGTGTAACTCACTATACTATTGAGACTGCGTACAATGGGAAGCTTTTCATCATGCACTGCTATCCATACAAGACTGACTTTGCAGTCAGCAAGTGGGATGCAGATGGTGAGATTACTTTGAGCAATGGAGAGTTAGCGTATTACAAGACGACGACAAGCAAGAACTACACCAAGATCTCGTTCGGATCTAAGAAGCATAATCGAAGAGCGTACAACAATGCTGTCCGTGACCAGCTTTCCTATATCCACAATGTCGACTTCTTCACGCAATATGCAAGCGGGGGCTTGTATCCCGAGCATATTAGTAAGGAGATTCTAGTCAACACCCCTACATGCATTGTTGCAGAAGGCAGCGGCTGGTATACCAAACCACACATTGTCATTGTTAAGAACCTTGGTGATACTACTGGTATCAACTATGGTAGCATTGACTTTCGTGAGATGGAGATGGAAGACCTGCATGGCAATATCGGTATTAAATGCCCTATGCGTCAGGCGTATATCGACGAGGATGGTAACGAAGTTGTAGTACGAGAGGGCGTTGAGGTTACTCCTTCACGTGAGAAAGTAATCTACAACGACAAGACAAAGGAATATCTGCAAAAGATGTTGCAACAAGCAGCCGATGAGGCAGGCGAATTGATTGAAGAAGCGCTGAAAGAAGATGACTTTTTGAAATGGATTCATCTATGCTCCAATGTTCTGTTCAGTAAGTCCGATTCAGAAAATGTCAGTAATGACCTGATTGGTCTGAATCAGATTGCAAGGATGGTGGACACGTCTAAGATCCAACCTATGTTCAAAGCCTCGGGAGTGCGTTATGCAAACCCGAAGAAGATGTTACCAGGGTTTCGGGTTAGGACGATTACACGTAATCACAACGCAATTAACCGTACAGACTTGGAGAACTGGTCTTCAGGTAACCTGTCTCGTATCTACTATTCGGAGGAGGGCAGTGTTTCTAAGATGAAGGATATGTACTTGACTAGCGAGGATCGTTCTTTTGTTCTTATTACCCCAGTAGACAAAGACTTTCTCTCAGATGAGCTCTCCAGAGAGACTCGCCCTGAGATGAGAGCAAAGCTGCTGGCGGCTAAGGCAAAGCACGACAATCTCAAGCAGGTCATATCTTCTCTCTTAGAGACGAGCTCTCCTTCGAAAGTAGACTACGATGACATAGTAGTACCTGAACACGTGTTAGCTATGCTGTCTAAACTTGAGGAGAAGGAGCAAACTAAACAGTTGTCCGCTGCACAGATGCGCAAGCTGCAGCAACGCACTGTTGGTTATACGCTTCGTCTTAGGAGACGAGAAGAGAATTGGGTGTGGGACAAAGTTGAGCCAAGGATTGAAGAAGTCTTGAACTCTACTGTTCCTACATTCTACGGCACTCGTCAGGATGAGATGAAGTTGAAGTTAGCTGCAGCTATTCTTAAGCCTCGTGTACCTACATGGTTTCAGAAAGGGACTAACTGTTTTGGTGATTGGGAACGCAGCCCCATTCTGTTTCACGAAGTTGGTCCATCCAATGCTTACGAGCCTTGGAAGCACAATCCTGGAGAGGGGCAAATTATTGATGCTGACTCGCCTCAGATTATCAGGATGTCAGAAACTAATGTTAAGCATGCGTGTAAAAATACAAACTGGAAGCATGTCGATGAGTTTTTCTTTACCATGGATGAAGAAGGCAACATCACTACCAGTAAGTATGTAAAAGCTGTACTAACAGGTATGCATATTCGTAAGAATCGCAAGAATGTTTGGTTGTGGTTGAATAATCGTATTGGACGTGAACTGCTGCCTCCAGCCAGTGAACTCTACAGAAGTATTGACAGGTATCTTAGTGCGACTTGGTTTGTTCCTGAACAAGATCAGGAGACTCAAGAGTTTCTTAGTTACTTGACAAGCTTTATAGAGTATCAAGATATTTGCGATAGTGGAGATGTATCTTTAAGGCAGCAAAAGTCCAGGGAGTTCTTTGTTGTAGATGTGCCTAGCATCGACGCATACGACAAAGAGATCGCTGGCATATGTAACGTACTAGATGACTTGTCTGAGACGATTGGGGACTGGATGTTGGAGTGCTCTCCTACAGGTAGTCAT